AGCGAATAACCGCGGTGGTCATATTCCACAGAGTACCTGTTGTTTTGGAACTAATGCTTAAAATCAAAGCGAACCTCTTATACTGTAACCGTGTAAAGTAATTATTGGAATCAAATAGCATCTAGCATTGTTAACTTTTATATCTTTACAGTTTTCTCTTAAGATGCACTCAATGATTTTCATTGGCTCAACCCATAAAAAACCTGCAGCTGTATGTATACACCAATAGCTGGCTTTGGTTGTAAGTATATCTCCGGGCTTATTATTACGCTCATATTCAATGATAACGTTATTAGTCTGCTCTGACTTCTTGTCGTATTTAACTTCAACACTTTTATGCAATTCAGGAATCCATATATCGTAGTCAACAAACTGGCCTACTATACGCGTTGCTAACGGATATTTTCTTTTTAAAGTTTTTAAAACTTTTTCTTCGTATTGTATACCCATGTTTAATAATGATTGAAAATTCATATTATTTTAAATTAGCCTTTCTTAAATAATATTTTGAAATCTTTTCAAATTTAACTGGCCATAAGCGATGTATAGACTTACCAGCTATTCTGTAAAAAGGAAAACGTTTTTCATATTGCGGGTTATTTTCAAATCTATGAATAATTTTTAAACCTTTGTTATTTTTTTCCCATACTCCATATATGCCTTTTATAGTTGCTTTAAATTGTTTACCCTTTACTACACCAGACTTTCTGCCTGGAATATTACCGTATTGATTAAGCTTAGCATTTACTGTAGGCACTGCTGTATTGTTTGCTTTCCTTATGCCCCCTTTTACTTGTAAACGCATAAAATCTTGCGCCCAGTCTCTAAAAGTAATAATAGCAACTAAATTATTTTTTTTAGCATATTTAACAAATAAAGAATTAACAGTTTGTTTTCTAGGGCGATCTAAATGTTTTCGCATTGCAACCTGTTCAAGCTCTTTCACTCGTACGGCAGTTTCGTTTATTGCAATACGTGTAATATTAGGCAAATCAACTTTTTGAAATTTTACAAGGTTTTTTAATGTGGGCTTTAAATTAGTTTCAATTTTTACTTTCATAAGCTTTTATTTCTCCATGTATTTTACGTGTGCCTTTTTTTATATTTAAAATATTTTGATCAATTGCGATAAGCAATTCTTCAATATAAAAAATTATAACATCTTCTTTGCTTTTATATTTTTCATATGCAATTGGTAAGTCGTCTTTATTAACACAAATAATAATTTTATTATTTGTAACAGGGTGATTGCTTAATATAAATTCTGGTGATAATTTATTATAACCCAAGTTAATTGCATCTTTTATTAATGCTTCATAAGCTCTTATCATCATATTATTTAACTCAATCTTATTATGTGTTAAATATGCATTTAAGTATTTTGCCTCAGCTCTTTTAAACCTTATAAGAAGTTCAGGGGATATTAACTGTAAAATTCTTTGTTTACCCCATTCTTTACTTATTTTGTTTTTTATTTGATTCAATTCAAGCAAAGACTTATTTAATTCTTTCTTAAGTTGCTTTGCTTTAAGTTCTTTTATTTTGTCTTCTTTATAATTCATAGTTACATTAATAGTTACATGTTAGCAAAAGGCGACTTCTTAAAAAGTTACATGAGTTACATATACCTAAAGGTATATGTATGTAACTCAAAATGTAACTCTTTTTTCTTTGAAGTTTGAAAAGAAATGTAACTAAAAAGTAACTAATGTAACTAATTATGTAACTAATTAATATCATCGTACTTTTTAGCTTGATAGCCTTTGCCTTGTTCATAATATATTTTATTATCATCCTTCAATCTTTTTAGCCTTTGTTTAACAGTAGACTCCTTTAAATCACGCTGCTTACGTATTACTTCGCTTTGTGTAACCCAAATAGATATAGGGTCAACATCTTCAGCCTCAGCTTTTTCTGCTTGTATTTCAGCAATAGCTACAATAGTTTCATCTGTTTTTGAATCTTTTTCTTTAAAATCATCATATTCAGTTTTAACTAAAACGCCAGAAGTTAAACCTGGATAGTTAAGCAAATCAATTTCTCTAAATTTAAAGAACTTAGGATTCATTGGCTTTCCGTCTTTTATTAAAGTTTGTGTAAATTCAACCCTCATTTCTTCGCCTTCGTCTTTCGGTCGTTTAACTGCAAACTCTGCATCAACTGCAGCTGGAAGCACAGAAGAGCCACGGGCTCGTCCAGAACTACTATGCCCTGTATGATGTATCAAAGCTATACAGCAACTAAACTCAGACTTTAAATGATCCACACGTTCAATAAATCTATTCATATCTTCAGTACTATTCTCATTGCCAGCTCCAAAGTTACGAGCTAAAGTATCTACATATAGACAGCCTATATCTCCAAACTCATCAGCAACCTGATGAATATGGTTTATAAGATTTAAATGGTCTTTTTCGTCTAAAAACCTTACACCTCTATCAGATACAAACATTTGAGACTTATGTAAATCATGGCCATAATAATGTTCCCATGCTTGCACACGTCTTGCAATACCTCTTTGTCCTTCGCCCGCTAAATAAATTATAGGGGTTTGTACGGTTTTATGTGATTGCCATGGAATACCTAGCGAAGAGCATAAAGCCATATCAATAGCAACAAAAGATTTACCACTTTTAGGTGCCCCATATATATCAATAACTGAATCTTTTTCCATAATATCTTCAATAACCCATTCAGGCTCTTGTATATTTGTAATTAAATCAGATATTCTACGCAACGAAAGCGATGGCTTTTTAGGCTTTGATACTTTCGATTCAATATATTCTTTAAACGATTCTTTAGTATATATATTTCTATAGTAAGCATCATATAAATCATCTTTTTCATTTAAAGCTTCAGGCACTTTAGCTATAACAACACTGCAATTGTTTTCAGTTAAGTATTCGCTTAACTCATTAGCGCATTTAAAACCCGCCTCATCGTTATCTGGCCAAATAATAATATCTTTACCAAATATAGGTTGCCAATCCGCTTTTTTCCAACTGTTAACACCACCATGCCAGGTTGCCGTAGGCCCTTCGTATAGCTGGTTTGCACCTAGTGTAGCCTTTTCGCCTTCACTTATTAAAACAGGCCCGTCACCGTCTTTATAATAAATTGGCATTAAGCCATCAGGCCTTTTTAAATACCAGTTATCGTTATCTTTACAAAAAGGCGCATATTTTTGCTTAATGCTATGCCCTTCTTTAAATCTCATTACAACGAATGAATCAGTATATTTTAATAATACTTCAGCTTCGTTAGCTAATAAGCGCATTTGCTCTTGTGTGTATAGTTTGTGTTTTTTTGTTGTTTCTAATTTAATAGTTTCTGTAAAACCTGTGCCATACATATTTAAGATATCGTTTCTATTTTGATTAAAATGATCTATTAACCATATAACTCCTCCTCCCTCATCTAATTCAAAACTAAAAAACAATCCAGTTTCAAGATCAAGGCACCAACTTCCATTAGTGCCCCATCTGTATTCTGAACTGGACTGCTTAGTAGGTTGACCTAAAAGATGAAGTCCAACTTGAGGAGCCAACTGTACAAAGTCGACTTCTCTCATGATTAAAACGGTAGATCGTCTTCAGTTAATTTTGCAGAAGGATCAAACCTAGGATCACCTTGTTGAGGTGTAATAGTTTGCGAACTAGGGTTAGCAAAATCAAAACCACTGTTTGTGTTTTGCGTTTCTAATACAGGCTCAGCATCCATATCTGTAAAAACAAAGTCTTCTGGTTTATCAACCCATTGCACAAATTCAAACTCAGGAATTGCTGCTTGGCCTACTTTAAACTTTTCAACCTTTGCACCTGTGTATTTAACGTGCACAACTTTTCCAGGATTAGCATTTATGTCATTCCAAAAGGTTGCACATAAAGAATTAAATCCTTGACTTTCACCCCAACTAAATCGTCTCCATAACTTTGCTTTGTGTTCTTTTGTATACATCCAAACACTAAAAGCTCTTTTATGCTCTGAAGTTGGTTGTGATTTAGCTACGCCAGGCTTGTCATCCCATTGCCAATGGTACCCACCCTCGTAAATACCCCATCCAGTTTTAATTGTTGATGGGTCAATAAGTATGTGCACAATATCTTTATGCTCATCTTCACCTGACATCCAGCAATTACTTTGTGAACTATGTTTAATAAAAACATTATCACTACTACCATTAATACCCAATATATCCATATTTTACTCCTTAATGTAATATAGGTTGCGCGTCATTGCGCCATTTTTCAATTAGTGTATATCTAAATTCAGATACATACTCATCAAAACTCATTTTTATTTCAGCATCTGCTTCTAAGTATTCAAGATACTCAAGAACACAGAATTCTGAAAATCTTAATTCTTTATTCGTCTCTGTTGACATAAGCTAAGAAAATATTATTTCTTTTAATTATATCTATAAAATCATCCCAACCGCAAGTAAATATTTTTGCATTATCTTTAGGCTCGTCTTTTAATATAGCCCAAAAAGGCATAGCAACTTCAATTGGCTTGCGATTATATTTATAAACTAATACAGGTATTCGTGTTTCACCGGCTGATATGCACACTTGATCCCACCAACCGGATTTGTAACCTTTACCGTCACTATAGCATTTGCATTCAATTGCATAATTTAAAAAATTTATATCACATTCGCCTTTTTTATACATTTGTTCAAAGTTCCTTGTTATATGTATATCAGCTTTATGCTCTGCAGAAAAATCTTTTAATAGGTTAACAATTGTTCTTTCAAATGCTGCCCCTTTGTTTCTACTATTTACCATTTTTCTTTTCTTTCTTTTTCTTTTTAAATATTAAATCCCAATTAACATCAACCTTTTTTTTATCTTCAGGTCTTCTCTTTGAGCCTTTGCCTCCGTGCCATTTAGCCATCTTTATTTGATTTTAATTTTTCTTTTAAAAGCTTTTCAACAACAAAAATCATCTTTTGCCCGTTTTTATCGCAATATTGTTTTAATTCTTTATGCGTATCTGGCTTAATCCAAACTGCTTTCATTTGTGTATCATCCATGTTTTTTAATCCTTAGAGTTTTAGCTCTGATTGACCTCGCTTCTTTAGGAGGAGTTATTTTTTCGGGCTGAGGTTTATAGTTAATCATCGGCCACATTACCGTGTGGGTGTTTGTTTGGCCCCCGTCGGCGTCTTTAATTAGTTCTTTTAAAGCTAATTCTGCATCTTGTATAGTTACTTGCAAATCTTTAATTAATCTTTTGCTTTCAGTTATTGTTTCGCACAGCGTATCAGCTTTATGCTCTAAACTAATAATATCTTTATTAACATTATTATATACAATGTTTGCATCATCGCTAGTTGTAGGCGGATAATATAATTTATTTTTTACTCTATGATCAAAATCTAATACTAACGAGTTTAATTCTTTTTGAAACTCGGGTTTCCTGGAGTATAAATAAATCCTAAAGTCTGTTGATTGCCATAACACTATAACGGCAGCCCAACTATAACCTGTACATTCCATCAATCCTTTAGCTTGTAATACGCCTCGCCACTCTTCCAAATCGTTAGTAGCTATATTTCTTGTAGCTTTGCACTCTATAACACCAGGGCCATCTAAAACTATTGTTTCTTGTTCTGGAATAATTACATGATCTAAATCGCCGTTTCGAAATGTAACTTCTTTAGCTATACCAGTAGCGTCTAAGGAGCCCGCAAGGGGGAGTGTCGAATGTAATACAGGCTCCTCATAGTCTACTTTTACGCTATCAAGGCCTAATATATTTTTAGCCTCTTCACATAAAACTGGTTCAAGTAAATCACCCATGCGTTGTAGCATAAGTTGTGGTGTTTGTTCTGGTAAGTCCCCTTCACTTGCTTTGATAGCAGTGTCAAGCCATTGATTTCTTGTTTGATATTGACTAATACCTTTTATATAGGGTAACGTTGAGCAGCTTGCTTGATCGTATCTTGTTTTTTTACCTACCATTTTATTAACTCCTATAATATAAATCAGCAATTTCCATTAAAGACAAATCGCTTGGTATTGTATGCACTTCTTCAGCTTTGCCAGGTTTTTTGTTAATAACCTTCATACTGTTATCGTTATAAATAGTTTTAACATATTTATTAACCCCATAATTATTTACTTCAATCTCTTTAACGCCTTGAGACCACTTAACAATTTTTTGTATATCAGTTACAGGAATCATAAGTACGACCTATGTATTGCTTTTACTTTTTTATAGAAAGATATAAAATCTTTTTCACTATAATTAGCATCATCATAATGAAAAACTGTTGACTCTACAGGGTTTTCAATAGGGTTATCTTCAACAACCTTTAAAAACCATAATAAAAACTCGATTTCTTTTTGGTTAAATTTACGTTGATTCAAATTAATATTCACTGTACTACTCCCATTAAATAAGCAATTTCGGTTAACGACTCTCGAACTTTGTGTTCGCTTTCACCAACTTGTACTTTTGTTTCGCCTGTTAAAAAGTCTTTGTAGTAACCTCTTATTTCTCGCTTAGGTAAAGAGATTTGCCCTCCGCCTATAATGTTTAATATTACTTCCATTGTTTACCTCCTCTTAATTCCCAATCCATATTGTGATCAGCGATTCTGGTATCTTGATTCCACTCGTACACTTTACCGGTGCCAATATGTTTAACATGGTTTATTAATTGCGCTTCGGCATTTGTTTTAGGCATATTTACAATTTCAAATTTATTGCCAATTTTTTTTGCAGGAGCAAAGTTTTCGTATTTTAAAATAGTTTGAAAATCTTTATAGCTTTTTTCTATAGGCATTTTACTTCCCCTTCTTTTTAGTTAGTTTTACTTCGTGACCTTGTTTAATTAACCTAGCTCTTTTTCTAGCCATGTAAAATAAGTCTCTAGTCTTAATTGCAACTACCCAACCTAAGCTAGGTAGTTTTACTTGTAAAGTGTATCTAGTCATGTTATTTAACTCCTTAATTTTATTTAACATACCCCCATTATACAAGGCTAATATATGTTTGTATACCTTTTTATATATATTTATGCATGTTATATAAAGGCTCAACAAAGTAAAATAAACAAGAGGCCGATATATAAATATGCATACTCCTTAACTCAATATCTCTGTATTTAGTCGGCCTCATTCAAAAAAATTGGTCTAATAATAGGAACAGACGATAAGCTATCTAAAGTGTCTTTAAATGTATCAATTTCTAAAGTAGGGGTGATAATTTTTTTATCAAATGTGAAGTAGGTTTGGGAGCTTGTATTCGGCTTAAAGAAAATTCGTTTATCAGGCATAAACACAAAAGCAATAATATCATAATGATAATGCTTATATATTTGGCTTTGGTTTCTTGAATTTTCAGTTGCAAAAACATATTTACCTTCAGGTGATACATTTCGCGCTTTTACTTGTACAGTATATTTAGCAGACCCTAATTCGCATATTAAATCTGCTGGATGTTTTTCTTGGCATGGAAAACAAAAATCACAATACTCTAAAAGAAATGTTTGCGTTAGCGATTCAGCTAATGCTCCTAATCTTGAATTTGCTTGGTGCTCTTCGGCTGTTTTTTGTGATGGCATTTTTTTAATTCCTCTGAATTAAATATAGCTCGTCTTCCAACCTGCTCCGCATATTTTGAATCAAGCAGTTCGTTTCCTGCTTTTTCCCATTCACCTAATTCCATATATGCACGCGTTTTACGAAATGCAAGCCATGTGTTTATACCCATATTAAAAACCAAATCCACTACAACCATCTGGGCTTGCTCAGGGAATGTTTTATATATAGGCCAGTGCGTATCTAATTTTATAATAACATTTTTAATATCATTATCTAATAAAAAATTAGCCTCTTGTTCCGTGATGCCATTTGATTCTAAGTTTCTACCGACACCTATGCTTATAAATCCTTGCGAACATTCATAAGGTTTTAAAACTAAGCCTTCCCAGTCAAGTAGTCTTTTTTTTACGCTGTCAAGCATATTATTTGCTATGAACGCCTTTAGTTTTTTCAAAAGTCCGGAGCGAACTCATCCCGAGAAGTGATAATAATATTGTTGTTAATTGCGAAAAATCAAACTCTAACTTTTCTAGTTGCAAGTCAATACCATTTACTACAGCTATCCAAGTTGCAATAGGCAGTACAATGAAATGAGTAAAAAGTGCAAAAGCAGATATATATCCAACAGTTGGCCTCCAGGACGAAGCAAACCAGTTCCCGTTCTTGGCCTCTTCAGCATTAAGAGCAATTTGTGCTTTGTCCAAAGATATAAGTTCTTTTTGTATGTCATTTGATAATTTTTCTTTAAGGTCTTTGTCCTGAACAAATTTATCCAAGACGTTGTTTGCTATTTCAGCAATTTTAGTGATACTCAAATCATTCCTCTGATTATTAAAGTAAATAATGCAACTACTATTGTAGTAAGACCACCAACCAACCAAGCTTTTGTGCTATTAACTGAGCTTTGTAGGTCATCAGTTTTTCGGTAGATGGTCTTCCAACGCTCTTGGCAAATCGCATCATGCTTCTCTAAATCTGATGCTACTGATGCGATTGTCTTACGTTCAGCCATTATTCTTCCTCTGTTACTTCCTCTTCTACAGTTTCAGAAAATGCTTTAACTTGCATTTCCCTGTATTCAGCAGTAATAACATAGTCTTCGTAAGCATCTTGAAGTCTTTGCAATTTTCTTTGAGCTACGTTTAATTTGCCAGCTATATTTGCCTGATCTTCGTTTAAATCTTCTGCTTTAAAGTTTCTACCATTAAAGCTGATGATTACATCGTTTTCTATTTGTTTTTCATTACTCATAATATTCTCCTTAAAATTATATTATAAATTATTTTAATTCAAAAAAGTATAAAAACTTATGACCATACTATAATTGTAGTGACAATTAAGCACCTATAGTTTTTGTTTCAGTAGTAGGTGTTATCTCTTCAGTAATCTTAGAGTCTAAAGAGGTTTTTAAATTAGCTACTTCCTCTTCACCCATAACCGCCTCTACCCAACCAACAACTATTTCATTAGTTAAATCTGTAAAAGGTAAAAAGCCTGTACCTACATCTTCTAATGATAGTGATTGAGTCCCATAAACACTATCTGTATATGGTACTTCTTGGCCATCTACTTCATGTGTTTCACTACTTGTTGCGTTAAGCCTCCAATGGACGTTGTAAACTGTGTCTGTGTGATCTTCGTATTCTGGATACACGTCTACTGTTTTACAGTCCCATTCATATGTGTTTGCCATGTTATATTTCTCCTATATTGTTGTTATTATAAAAGCTAAGAGTTCATTATATCTCACCCCAAGCCTAGTTTGTTCCACACCATCATCATCTTCCCAAGTCTGTGATATAAACATACCATAGTCACCTGCATCTAATCCTTCTGTTATAAACGCATCTCGTAAATCTTGAGCCATGACTCCAAAATGATATCTAGCTGTTTCATTAGAATCAGGATTATCATCTTTTCGTGCCACTGAATCTTGCCATTTAAATCTTCTTATTAAACCTTTACATGCTATAGCAACTCTTTGCTCTGCATCTGTTAAGGCCTGTATATCTTGTTTTTCGTTTTTATCAGAAGTTTGTATAGTGCCATTGGTTGCATAGATATCATCAAACCTTGCACCTGAGTAACCAAGATCTATAGCGTTATCTCTATACGCTCCAGTACCACTACAGGGTGCTATTCTTGCAGTTTGTATGTAATCCCAAAAAGCTAGACCGACTTTACCAGTAGTTGTGCCATTGGCTATATACAACTCATTAGCATTATTTTGCGGTTCTTGTATTCCTAAAACTCCGCCAACTGAGCCATCTTTTCGTAGTTCTAATAAAGTACCGTCGCTAGTAAGTCTATTTACATATAAAGGTGGGCTGCCATTTCTTGTTATAGTTGTTGACCCACTCTGTCTCGTTCTAAAACCTGCTACAGTTTCCCAATTAGTTTCTGCTGTAGCACCAACCAACAAGTTACCAGAACTATCTAACCTCATTTTTTCAGAACCATCTATTTCATAAACAATTCTAGTGCCGCCCTGCGTGTTGCCAGCATCAGCTTGAAGTGTTAAATGTCCTCCATTGCCAGATATTTCTGAATATCCACCACCATTGTCTGTAATTCTAAATCTTGGATTGTTTGCGGCTAATTCTAATTCTCTACTAGGATTAGTACCAATTCCAACAAGGCCTTCAGCATCAACAACAATTCTATTTGTAGCACTTGTTTTTAATCTAATTGAAGATGAATCAACTCCTGCGTCAATATTTATATCGGTATCTTCAGCAGACTTAATTAACAAAGTATCATCGGTAGCAGTTGCATCGCCTATAGTATGACTTCCAGTTAAAAGATTTCCTGTTGCTTTTATGTCTCCTACAACATGTAGTTTTTCACTTGGCGAGCTTGTTCCAATTCCAATGTTTCCTGATGCATCTAAAGTAATTCTATTAGCTGTTGCAGTAACATCTCGTATTATAAAATTAGTACCGCTAACATACTGCTGATAAGAACGTGAACCGCCTTCTAAACGAAATACAGGTGTAGTTGCTGATAAATGCAAAAGCTCTTGTGGCGAACTTGTACCAATTCCAATGTTGCCTGATGAGTCTATTCTAGCTCTTTCTGTACCACCAGTTTTAAATAGATGTTTTCCTGTAGAGGTTTGTGCATCATATACAACACCATCATCATTGTTTAAAGTGTTTTGAGTTGATATTTTTAAACCACGGCCAGCTTGTCCTGAGAAAATTGCATGAGTGCTATTAAGTCCACCATTAACATCTAGCCTAGCATTTGGTAAACTTGTACCAATCCCAACATTTCCTGATGCATTTATAGTAGCTTTGGTAGAGCCATTTCTTTGTAT